ATATAAATCATCAATCATCTCCAAAATATTAGCAGGTTTTATAGTCTTTCCTAAATAATAGGAAACATATGTTTTTCTTTTTTTACCTTCTTCTACTTTTTCTAAAAGCATATCTAATTGATTATGTACATACATTGCATTGACTTCATTTATACTAAAATTATTATACTCATCAGTATTATAATGTTGATAATATTGTAAAATATCTAAAAGGATTTTTCTAGATTTGAAAATTTGAGATATTAAAATACTTGAGTTATTATTTGCCATTTGTTATATATATTAAATGGTATCATTTTATATTTAATTCAATTTTATTATTAAATAAAACTAACTGTTTTAGCTCCTTTATTTTCTTTACTATCTTCTTCCGAATCTTTTTCAAGTTTGTCTTCTTCAATATCATTTAATATTGACACTTTTGCTGGATTTATTTGTTCTGGTTTGCTACTAATATTCTCTTCCGCCATTAATTGTGATAATGGAATTAAATCAGTTTGTTTTTGTTCAGATATAATTTCCTTTATAACTTGTTTTTGTGTATGATCTAATGATGCATATTTTGATTTATCTGCTTTTCTTTTTAAAATCATTTCAGCCATTTTTTTTTGATCTTTTTCTGGAAGTTTATCCCATTTTGCTTTTAATTCCGGGTCTCGTATTTTTATTTGTGTAGATGGTATAGATAATGCATATGATGGAGGTGTTCCTGGAGGTGAATGCGGCGAATATCTAAATGGAGGTGTTCCTGGCGGTGAATGCGGCGAATATCTAAATGGAGGTGTTCCTGGCGGTGAATGGGATGATTCATTTGACTCATTTGATGGTGTATGAGGCGAATATGCAGGTGAAACTGGTTGGTGATCTCTTTCTGTAATGACCCATTCATCATCTGATATTTTTTCAGGAAATAAAGAAAAAGATTCACCTGGAATTATATTTTCATGTAATTTTTTTTGATAATATTTAGATTCAGGACTATCTGAAATATATTCAGGAGAGTCCATTTCATTTTCTTTTGGAAACTGTGGAAACTCTGGTTGTTCTGTAGAGCATCCCAATAAACCAGTATTACTTGCTTGTAATTTCTTTTCAACTGATAATTTATATTTTGTAATTAAATCAGCAATACTAGATTCGTCATCTTTTAATAAAATATTCATATTATTTGAGTATGACATACTCATTAATTGATCAATATTATCTTCTGTAATAATTCGCATTTGAATATTCATAACGAGCAACTCTTGCATCATTAATTTCAAAGAATAAGGAACTTTAACAATACTAAATGATCTTCCAAAACGACTAATATTTTCTACATTCATTTTGCCATCTAATGTTGTATTAAATTTAATTGGACCATCTACCATTGGACTTAAAAATATATTTGCATTTGGATTATATATTGCAATTGTTCCTGATATATTACAAACTGCCATATGATATTCATCTCCACGCACTAAATAAGATTCATTTAAAAATGCAGTAGCACCGTGTGCTAAAATCCCATCACGTTCCATCTCACCTATACGAAGCCCACCATCATTTGCTCTACCTTGCACAGTTTGTCTAGTCAACATTGTTCGTGGACCTCTGGCACGATAATTGATTTTATCTTTTACCATATGTTTTAAACGCATATAGTATGTAGGACCAACATAAATATTTGCACTAATTTGTTGTCCTGATTGACCATCATATAAAATTTGATTACCTGAACTATGAAATCCTGCATTTGTCAAAATAGATCCATAGATTTCTGTATTTGCTCCTTTTGATCCAAACGCAGTGCAGTCGCCGAATCCACCATAGAAGGCACACGATTTACCTAATAAACTTTCAAGTAATTGTCCAAGTGTCATCCGAGATGGAAGAGCATGTGGATTAATAATGAGATCTGGTTTTAATCCATCTGCAGTAAATGGCATATCTTTTTCATCTAAAATAAGTCCTATTGTTCCTTTTTGACCACTTCTACTAGCCATTTTATCACCAATAGCAGGCACTCTTACTTCACAAACACGAACTTTAGCTAATCTAAATCCTTCTTCTCCTTCAGTAATAAAAGATTTATCTACATAACCAAGTTGTCCTTTTTTCGTAAAACTAGATTCATCATTTACATCGCCTGCACTAGCTGAATTCATGGCAACTTTTCCAATAACTACAACTTTATCGTGCATTTGAGTGCCTTCTTTTACTAGACCCCATTCATCTAGATAACTATAATCGTATCCTGGTTTAATTCCTTTTGCCTCACTTGTCTGTATATTTTTAAACCGAGTATTTGAATTAGTTCCTTTTACAGATGTGCTCTCTTCTTTATCTTCATACATTGTAAAATAAGTGGTTCTAAAAAGACCCCTATCTAGAGAACCTTTATTTACTAAAATAGCATCTTCTACATTATAACCAGTATAAGACATAATAGCGACAATTGCATTAATACCATATGGCATCTCTTCTTTATTCAAATAATTCAAATACTTTGATTTGACAAGCGGTATTTGACCATAATTCAAAATAACTGCCATTTTATCCATACGCATTTGATAATTAGAATGAAACACTGATACAGCTTGTTTACTTTGACCACACGAAAAAGAATTACGCGCCAACGGATTATTTTGTGGATAAATAATTAAATTGCCCATTACGCCCATAATAAGCGATGGATCTATTTCTACATTTGTATAATATTTGCTTGTTTTTATTGCGTCTTCTGTTGGTGCAATTAAAAGAACCTCTTCTTCAGCAACATCAATATAATCTACTATTGCACTATTTTTTTGCAAGACTTCCTTAGTTAGATGAATTCCTTCATATAATTCAGTTGCATCATAAATTTTATTTGCTTTAATATTATAGGAGGGATCCCCTTTTTTAAGAAATCCAGTTACTATTTGAAACCAAGATGCATCTTCATCTTCATCTTTCTCTCTATTTAATAATTTATGAAAACTAATTTTATCATTTTCAATATAATAAATTGGTCGCATTAATCTACCAGAGTCAGTATAAATACTGATTTCATTTATTTCTTTATTAAATGATACACTAGTATAAATAGGAAAAATTCCAGTTCTCCGATTCAATTTCATAAATTCAGTTAATTCAATAGGACCAGAACCAGATTTGCTATCGCTTTGACCAATTGATCCAACCCATCTTCCATTTATAATTATTTTTGTGCAAGAAGAGAGAACTAAGGTTGTGGTTTCTTGTAATAAAATGAGCACCGTATTCTTTTTTAACCATTTAATCATTGGTTCAATAGAATATCCGTTTGATACTGCGCATGTAATTGACATATGTTTATGTAATCCAATATTACCTCCATCAGGAGTATCTACTGGATCAATATATCCAAATTGAGATGCATTTAATAGACGTGGTCCAACTACTTTAGCAGATGAATCCATTGGCAAATTAAATTTTCTTAAATGTGAAATAAAATTACACCAAGAGAGACGATTCAAATCTTGGACTACTCCAATACGTTTTGTATGTTCTTCTGCACCCCAATTTCCTTTAAATGCTTTATTAAATCCTTGATGAACTATTCTCTCTTTAAAATACATATTATAATTATTATTTATCAACCCAGCAAAGTCAGTTGCATATTGTCCAGTATGATAATAATATTCTTTATCTATTGTGAGTTCAATATTACGTTTTTGAATCAAAAAATATTCGCGAAACAGATCATAAATGAGAGCACCAGATAATTCAATTCGTTTAAATGCAAAATTATCACGATCTGTTGGTTTATCTTCTTTTGTAAAAACGCGCAATAATTTATTTACCATATATCCAATAAAATATGCTTTATCTAATAAATTGTCAGTGCCTATATGAGGTAACATATAATTCATTAAAATTTCCAGGACACCTGTAGTAGTACGTCGCTTAGTAAATGTTGCAATATATTGAATTGCAGTTTCTTGATTAAATATTTTAGTTGCATCATGAACAGATGGTATAAATAAATCAATATAATTTTCATTTTTCTCTAAATCTAAAAGACAATATTCAATAATTTGTTTATCAGAAGAGAGACCAAGAGCACGCATTAAGATGAATAGGGGGACTGGTTTTCTTACATTTGGTACATTCACAACAATTTGATTATTTGTATATTTTGTTGATGGTGCAACTATTTTTACTCCAGTAGTTCGAATAGGTTTACTTGCATCTTCAGATACAGATCTTACTTCTGCGGAATGACTATATAAATCATCTTCTTTACCTACTTTAATATAGATCATATTATCTGCAAATTTTTCTTGACATATAATTACTTTTTCTTTTCCTTGAATAATAAAATATCCACCATAATCGTGTTTGCATTCACCCATATTAAAACGAACCTCTGGTGCTAATTTATTTAATATACATAAATTAGATTGTAACATTATTGGAAAATTACCTAAATATATTTTTGATAATGTTTGTTCTACTATAGTTTCTTTACCATCATCATCATATGTTATAATTTCAACATCTACATCATAATGAATAGAGAGTCCATATGTCATATTACGAAGTCTTGCATCATTTGGATACATAAAATGTGTATAATTATCATCATAGATAACAGGTTTTCCAAAATAAATTTTATCACCATTTTTTCCACCTAAATATAAAAGTAATTGATTTCCATTTATTTGTTTTTGTTTTTTTTTAGTTCCAGTTGTTGCTTCTTGCAATAATTCATCATTTCTTGCTATAAAACGGATAGGATTATTTTCTTTAAAAATATTATTAATTCCTGAAGAAAAAAAATCATTATAAGAATCTAAATGATGTGCAACTAAATTATGGGTATTTTCTGTGAAATATTTATCTAATATTTGCCAAGAGACTGATTCCATATTATATTTATAACACTATTTTTATATTTATATTTAAATGAAAACTATAAAAGAAATAATATTGTTATACTTTAATGTTAGATGAAGATGGAAATATAGAATTAGAAGTAGTACCAAGATCAACAAAAAAATCAAGTCCTAGAAAAGTAGATATACAAGTTTTAGCACCACCAATGCCAGCACCAATAATAAATACAATTTTAAAATTTAATATTATAAAGGACGGGTCTTCTGAAGCAGATTATGAATCAGTAGTTTTAAATGATCTTATTACACAACACGAATTCAATAAAATTAAGAAAAGGTATAAGTATACACAATTTAAAGAGTTTGATTTATATAAAAAAAAATTATTTGAATTATTAACATTTAATTCTGTAATAATACCAAATAGTGATAATACTGAAAAATGTATAGGATATATTGCATTACCATTTAAATTTAAAATTTACCATGCTATTATAACAAGTATATTTAAAGAACTTATTGATAATATAACTGATATCATTAATAATAAAGTTCAAAAACATTTAAATATTCAATTATCTGTTATGAAAATAAATGATAATGATATTACACAAATAGTAATAGATGAGGATGATGATGACTCAATTACTTTATTTAATGAATCAATACCAAATATACATACACCAAATGAAGAAGATTTAAGAAGAACTATACAAACTTCTACTAAAAACTCTTGGACATTATTTATAAATTCACATAGTGATTTTATATTTTATTATCCTGAAAATTTTAAAACAACCGATCCTATACCAACTAGTGTATTTGATCATATTATTCATTTATTATATTATGGTCAAATTGGTATATCTAATATGGCAATAATAAATCCATATACAAATAAAGAATTATATGAATCTGACTTTTTTTTTGTAATTATTCAATATTTATATAAAATAAAAAATTTTAAATTAACAGATACCAGAGTATTAAATCAACTTATTATAGATAATAAAGTCGATTTAATAAGAACTTTTAATAAAGAAAAAGAAAAATATATAAAATATCGTGAATTAGATGAAGAACAACTTGCTACTAATAAAAAATCTATACAAATTGAAGAAGACCGACTTGAAGTATTTATAAAATTACAAACAAACAGTCCAGAATCATCTGCACATTTAGATTCATATATATTAAAAAGTCAAACAATAATTAGCACATTACTTAGTGAAAATATTAAATTACAAAAATCAATTGATACACGTAATAGTTATAATGAAATATATGATATGTATTTACATAAATTAGAAAACGATGATCCTTTTTTTAATATAATTACATTAGGGTTAAATTCTTATTGGCCTAATTTAATATCTAGACTATATAAAAATAGTAAGATAGTTATTATAAAAAATTTTCAGTTTGATAACTTATTTAATAATTTTAAAATAATGAATATAAAAAGTACAAATCCAAAATTAAATGAATTAAATGAATTAGATTTAAGGGATGACGAAGATAAAGTAGCATTTTTAGATATTTTAATACAAATACCAATTGAACCATCTAATATTGCAAAAATAACCACCCTTTTAAGTGGAAATAATATAACAATGGCCCAAGTGGCTTATATAGGACAATTATTAGGTTTACAAGAAACGAATATTATTTCTAATGGATGCAATAATTATAAACCTGAAACTAAACATCTTACTCCTGAATTAATTTTATATATACATGATGACCCTAATGGATTAGCATTTGGAGCACGTAATACTGCATATAGAAAAAAACAATTAAAACATATAACTAGATCAAAACAAAAATCTAAACAACAAAAATCTAAACAACAAAAATCTAAACAACAAAAATCTAAACAACAAAAATCTAAACAACAAAATTTTAGAAAAAGATCTAGAAAAAGATCTAGAAAAAGATCTAGAAAAAGATCTAGAAAAAGTTTAAAATAATATAATAATATATGAAGACATTTAAAAGAAATAAAAAACAAACCAGAAAATTAAACAAGAGGAGTAGAAGAAGTAGTCATAAAAATAGAAATAATACTAGAGCCCGCGGATGGTTTAGAAAAACTCCAGAACCTACTAATCTTGAAGATTGGATTAAACTTAAAGCCGATAAATTAAATGAAATACTTATTAAAATATTTAATAAAATGGATCATAATAAAATGTGTTCTAGTGAACCATTTAGAAAAAAATATGTTTTTACTAAATGTGAAAAATCAATAGAACATAATAAAGTAGAAGCTGAACAAATTATTCAAGCATTAAATGCCAAAAATCAACTCAATATAAATACACCTAATTTTGATCCTTATCCATACATAAAATTATTTGAGGATCGCGCTAAAATGTTTAATACAGATATTATTGAGTTTAATATATTTCACAAAGAATTATTTAATCGTATTACAGACTTTAACAAATATAATGCTATTCAAACATTAAAATCTAGTCGTTTAAAAACAGCAATTGAAGAAACAGTTTCAAATCCAGAAAGTAAAACACGATTAAAATTACGATTATTATTTTTACAAAGTATTTGTTCAGATACTGGTTATTGTATGACATTTGGACAAGAAGATACAAAAATCAAAGAATTTTTTAAAGGATTTACTAGTTTTGAATATGCAATAGATCCAATACTTAAAAAAGGAGAATTATCTGCTAATGGATTTGTCAATCAAATTACTTATGAAAGAGAAAGTTATAAAGCATATACTATATTAAAATCATCAAAATATGCAAGGGGTGATAATTTAATGTATGAATATAAAGTTGGTCAATATATTAATACATGGACAAAAAAATTACCATGTTTTGTTGAAACCTATGGATTATTTAAATATAATACTGATGCAGAAGGAGATGCATTTTATACAGCGATGCAAACAGAACCAGCATCTTTTCCAGATACAGACAAAAATGTCGAGGAATTAAAAAAATCATTAACATTATTTCCTAATATTGATTGGAAAGATGGTTGTTTAGAATCAAGAAAATTTTCAATATTAATTCAACATTTTGATAATGTTGTAACATTACACAACTGGATTATAAATAATACTATAGGTGGAATATTTGCAAAAGAAGATGAATTAATACATATTTTATTTCAAATATATATTCCATTGGGATTATTACATGATAAATTTACACATTATGATTTACATGAAAATAATGTATTAATATACACACCAAGTTCTAAAAAAAAGATTAAATATAAATATCATATTCCTCAAACATATGTTAAAAAACTTGGATTAACTAGTAATTTAATTGAATTTGATTCACCTTATATAGTTAAAATAATAGATTATGGAAGAAGTTATTTTAAATCTAGTGTAACAAATGATGCTTTAATCGTATATAATAAAATCTGTGCAACCACTGAATGTGATCCAAAATGTGGGAATGATTTTGGTTTTAAATGGAATGGTCCGGTAGATTTAACAAGAAATATTAATTTATCAACTCAGGAAAAACAGCGTATTGCATATTTACGTATTCATGAACCTGTAAAATATAAAACCGAAATGAAAATACTAGATTTACGCAGAAATCAAATAAGATATATATCAGCTCAAACAAATAATTCAATGTATGATTTATATATAGCAAACGAGTATCAATATACTTTAGCACGTAAATTAAGTATAAATATTTTATTTAACTGGGGTAAACCAATTAATCCTTCTTCTATAATATCACCTTCTACAGTAACTAATGTAAATGAGTTATTAAAAAGTATTTGTAAACATAGTCTTACAACTGCACCTACTATTTTAGATGATACTTTTATTGGTACATTAGATATATTTGTTGATAAAGATATGGTATTTAAACCTACCGAAGAGTTTAAAGAAAGTGAACAACTAAGACGTAGTCAACTTAAAACAGTTCGTATAGATATACAAAAAATACAATCTGAAGCAAATAAAAAATTAAATGAAGCAAATAAAAAATTAAAAAAAGAGACATTTAAAGAAGATATTACAAAATCTAAACACGCATATATTAAAAAACATTTAGAACAACAATTAGCGCCAATAAATGAAAGATTATCTGAGGAAAATCAAATATTATCAGAAGACAGAAGAAGATTATCTGATGAAAAAAAACGGTTATCCGAAGAAAGAAGAAGATTATCTAATGAAAGAAGAACAGAACAATCTAAAGCAGAATATGATGAATTATTTAATAAAAATAAGATATTAGTTGAAAAAGATAAAAAAGATAAAAAAGATAAAATAGATAAAGATGCTGAACGTATAAGAAAATTTACTTCTAATATGGCTATTATACCAGGCATGCATAAAGAAACTCAACGTAATAAAAAATTAAGTCGTATAGAATCGGTCGATGCCTTAGCATCAGCATCAGCATCAGCAACAGCAGTAGAATCAGCACAATCCACGCCTAAAAATGCAATTAAATTATTAACTAAATCTAAAACACGTAGAGAATCACCCGGAGAATTTGTAGAAATCTCATTTTAAAATATAAATAATAAATAACTAATATATGAAACAATCGAAATATAAAAATAAAAAAACTATGAAAAAAAACCAACATAAAAAATATAAACACAGTCGTAAAAATGTAGCTCGTGGGTGGTTTAGAAAAACTAAAGTTAAAACAATTGAAGAATGGTTTGAAGAAGAAGGAGATAAATTAAATAAATTATTGATTAATAAATTAACTACTATAGAACATAATAAAATGTGTCTAGTAAATAGAAAAAAAAATATATTTACAACTTGTGAAAAACCTCTTACCAAAATTGATAATGAGATTGACCAGTTTATACAAAAAGTATATGATAAAATTAAATTAGAACAAAGAAATATGCCTAATTTTGATTATGCTTTACATTTAAATATATTTGTAAAACAATCAAATGTTCAAAATAAATCTAATGCGGATTTTAATAAATATCAAGATGATTTACAAAAAACAATATTTACAAGTATTAATCCTAATTATTTTAAAGAAGTAAAAAAATCCATATCTGCAAAAAAAACTGCAACCATGTTATCTAGAATATCTGGTTTACCTACACTAACAAAAAAACTTAGTAAATCTCGATCATTTAAATCAAACCTTCATCAAGGAAGTAAAGGAAGAGCAACTATGCGTATTCATTTTTTAAAAACTATTTGTTCAGATTCAGGATTTTGCTTAACATTTGGAAAAGAAGATAAAAAAATTAAAGAATTTTTTAAAGGATTTACTACATTTGAATATGCTGTAGATCCAATAAAACGTATTGGAAAACTTTCCGGAAATGGATTTGTAAATCAAATTACATATGAAAGAGATGGATATAAAGCATATGCAGTATTAAAATCTTCAATGAAAGCACATACAGATAATTTAATGTATGAATATAAAGTTGGACAATATATTAATACATTGACGAAAAAATTCCCTTGTTTTGTTGAAACATATGGACTATTTAAATATAATGATATTATTGCTTATTATTTCATGCAAGAAAAAGAAACACATAGTTCAAAAACTATTGCATCATTAAAATCTAAAATAATTTTAATACAAAGTATAGATTGGGCTAAAGCGTGCACAGAGTCACAAAAGTTATGTTTATTAATACAACATTTTAGTGGTGTAATTACATTATATGATTTTGTAAAATTAAATGAAAAAAATATTTTAAAATTATCAAACGTTATTTTAAATATATTTTTTCAAATATATATTCCATTGGCATTATTAGAAGATACTTTTACACATTATGATTTACATACAAATAATGTATTATTATACCCGACTCCAAATGGTAAATTTATCAAATTTAATTATAATATTCCAGCAAATTTAGTTGCAAAATACGGGTTATCTAGTGATAAAATTGAATTTTATTCGCCCTTTATTGTTAAAATTATTGATTATGGTAGATGTTATTTTAAAAATGGTGCAGAAGATGGAAAAACGGTATATGATCAAATATGTGCAACATCTAAATGTAATCATCCATCATTTAGTTCATGTGGAGAATTATATGGATTTTTATGGAATGCTCCACTTAATCCTTCATGGAATAGTAGATTATCTGCATCTGTGAATAATAATAAATATGATTTAGATTTACTTTCTGGATTTGCCCCATTGATTGAACCTATTATGAATATAAAAATTATATATAATAGAGGTAGAACTATTATTCCGTCAGATATTCAATTTGCACTACGCAGAGATACAACAAATAAAATACCAGTTACAAATGTGATTGATTTTTTGCAAACTATTTGTACTTATACTACTGCGAATCCTACAACATTAACTAATGCTAGGCAGTTATTAGGTACTTTAGATATTACAGTAAGTGAAGATATGGTATTTACATTATCTAAAAACTATGATGATGAACAACGTAGTAATATATCTAACATATCAAAAAAGTTTTTCACTAAATTAGATGAATCCCAAGCAGAATCAAAAAAAGCACGAAAAGAAGCGTGGTCAAGAAATATTCAAGAACAAGAAAATGAAAGAATAGAACGAAGAGAAGCATTGTCAAGAATTATTCAGGAACAAGAACAAAACGAAAAACAAAAAGAAGAACAAAAAGAAGAACAAAAACCAAAAAAAGAACCAAAAGAAGAACAAAAAGAAGAACAAAAAAAACAAACAGAAAATGAAAGAATTACGCAAGCTATTCAAAAAATAAAAAACCAACGAAACCAGGAACGACTATCAACAATATCGCCATTTACAAGTAGAAGATTACAAAGAGACATAAAAAAAAGAATAAATGACACTAAAGAAGACATACTAAGCAAATCTGCCAAAAATAAACAATTTACAATAATTGATAGGACAGGTAACAAGGAAATAAACCGAGTTGTTTCAAAACCATTATCTACATTGGAAGAGGTGGTAAGTAATACTAATGAATTATCTTCTTAGATCTACTTCTTTTATTTGATTTGTGTCCTTGTCCGTGTCCTTGTCCGTGTCCTTGTCCGTGTCCTTGTCCGTGTCCTTGTCCGTGTCCTTGTCCGTGTCTTCGCCTTGTCTTAGATGAACTAAATTTATTAATTCCAAGGATACTAAAATCAGTCCAATCTTGTGTAGGTCTATCGTGCAAATATGGTTTTAATTGGGACCATTGTCTATTTTTATCTAAAAAATCCGCAGCAATAAATGGAGTGCCACAACTAGATCCCCATCTAGCAGAAAAAGACATATTTTTAATCATATTTGTATCAGCAACACATCCATCAACTGCACCACGTGCAGCATAAGGTTTTGGTCTTGATGGATCTGACATATATTCACGAGCATCTAATTCATAATGTGAACATACTGTGCGAGAACATTTATTATCTTTATTTAAATAAACATCATAATGATCTGCAATAATTTCTTGAGCAATTTTAATATTTAATTTACCTTTATGTTTTTCCATTAAATCAGCTAATCGAACTTTACGAGAACCTTGATGACGTCTTATATCATCAAATCCACTATCAGTGCATTCTAAATTACGTATTTGCGGATCATATGCTGCATTAAATCCAATAAAATATCCATTTTTAGTTCTCTCTATATTATGATATTTAAGACCTAATTCAATACGTAAAATTTCATTTGTATTTGTATCACCAAATAACCATGAATTAGCATAATCGCCAGAATTACCATCTAATAAAATACGTGTATAATCATCTAAAGTATTTCCATATTGCATAGCTTTGCGAATTCTGCATGCAATTGTAAAATTATTTTCATATTTATTAAAACCGCCAATTGTTGTTTCTGTTCCCAAAATACCTGCTTTTGTAACGAAAAAATCTGTTCCTGACCATATCCATCCAGGTGATGTTTGCATTAACATACGATGTCCTGACGTTGGATTAATATCTAAAATTACATAACTATATTGCCCATCAATAAATTCGGTGAAACTATTATGCGCTACAACAATTTTTCCATCTTCAGTATAATCCCCATTTGCAATAAATGCACTGCACCGATCTGGATTACCTCCTTCTTTTCCCCCTGCATTACCAGATACTGTTGAGTACCATCCATCAAAAAGAGTAAAATAATTATTCCAAGCAATAATTTCATCTATAGTTGTTACTGTATTCCCTGCATTACATCCTGCTGCAATACCCTCCATTTCTTCATATATTTCTGGAAAATTATCAATCATAGTTTGTTTAAATGCTGTTGTGCTTCCATCAATAAAAAAAGACCATTTATGTCCATAATTATTCCAAGCAACAAATTCTAACATTTTTTGAATTTTTTTAAAATCATCTGCAATTAAATAACCATATGCATATCCTCTTTCTCTAGCAGAACCTTTAATAGAAATATATTTCCAACCATTTAGTTCATATGAGATGCCATTTTTAATTTTCTTTATTGTCATTATATATTATACAATTATATAATATATATCTTACTTAGTCGCTTCTATTAATGTTTTTCTAATCAGTTATTTACATTTTTCTAGGAGCTACTTTTTTCCCTGGAGTCATTCCTTCTGTCTTCTTCTTCATATCTTTTATCCCTTTCATCCCTTCATATTGAGAGCTAGATGCCATCCACATAATAAGGAAAATAAGAACAAATGGAAATAAAACTAAAAGCCAAGCAACTCCAGAATGTCCATCTCTGCATATCAAATTCAAAATCCATGTCCAAAATAGGATATAAATAAGTTTAATAACAAAAATAAGTGTTGTATTTGGAACATTTGCACTGAATGTTCCTAAATTATAAATATTTGTATTTCCTAAATTATTAAAAATAATAAGAATTAATCCTAAAATAGAAACTGCAAAATAAACAAATGCTGGTGTGCATAAATTTTTAGTTGTTGACATTTTTGGAAACGCGCCACTTTTATTTTTAAATGACATTATAAATTAAAGGAAGAAAAAAATATTTAATTTCAAGGAACTGGAGCTATATATGGTTTTAATAAATTTGGTTGATTCCACGGCAAAGGACTTACTGTTGTGGGATACCCATAGTATCCATTATAAATATTTCCAGCATTAGATGACGCATATCTACCAACATTTAATAAATCAGAAGGCATAATTTTATCTATCCATGCGCCACCTTTTTGCGTCATACTTTTTATTCCGTTCCTTCCTTTTCTTCCTTTCCCGCCTTGTCTTCTTTTTCCGCCCCACATTTTACCCCACGGATTAACTGATACATTTATTTGACTTCTCTCTTGTATAGGATTACGATCTACTTGATTATCATATTTATTTAAAGCATAATGATTAGATCCTGTATTTGTAGGTGACCAAGCAGGACCAATTAATGCAGGAGGCACTGGTGGTAATTTTACATTTGAAAATTCTTGTAAAAAACTTGATCCGCCTTTTTGTGCTAAAGATCTCTTTCTTTTAGAGCAACCATATTGAATTCTTATTTTAGAATTTTTCTTATTTTTTCTACTCATTTTATTTCTCTTATATTTTCTAGTTACCACCATTATACTATATAAAGATATTATTCAATATTTACGTGAGTTAGCATATGTCTTCGGCAACACATATTTGTTAATCCTAAATGATCTAACACATTACCTTCAGGAGTTTTAGTGCTAAATTCTTTTGTTAAATAAATAACTTTATCAATATCCATTTTTTTCTCTAATTTTTGTTTTCTTACTTCTTCTACATAATAACGATATTTATCAGCAATTACTGTTCCGCACGAAAAACACTTGATAGGAATAATCATTTGTATATTATAATTTGGTATATTATTTTTAAATAGAAATCAATTTTTATTATATTATTTATTACTATATGACATATTCAATTACAAAATATACATTCAATAAAGCAAAACAATTAGGGGTTATTGTAAAACCATCTACGAATAAAATGAAAAAGATTGATGTTTATAAAAAAAACAAAAAACAAAACAAAACAAGAAATACCTTAGTTAAGGTCGCCAGTATAGGCGCTGCGGGGATGAATGATTATCCAACTTATACGAAAAAAAAAGGAATACAATATGCTAAAACTAGAAGACGATTATATAAAATACGACATCAGAAAGATAGAACTCGATCAGGTAGTCCTGGTTGGTATGCAGATAAATTATTATGGTGAAATTTTTATAAACTAACTAAACCGTATCAGACACATAAACATATGCTGCTTCATCTTCATCTAAATCTGCTGAACCGGTTTCCGCACTTGTTTGACGCATTAAACATCGTTGTGTTGGAGTAGCACTTGTTTTTAATCTAGATATTTTATATGGTGTTGCAGGCATCATTGTAGAAGCAGCAGCAGCATCAGCAAATCCATCAAATTGTGCGTGTTGTCTATGCTTTAATGTTATAGGTAATGCGGATGAAATATCTGAAATGGCATATGCTGCACTGGTTTCTTGCGAATCGCCGCGAGATCCTGAAAATAATTGTCCTAATTTTGTTCCAAATGTTTGAATTGCAATATATATATCATCGCATAATGTTTTATGATCAAGGCATTTTTCTAAATTATGAGTTTTAATATATGTATTTAAATATTCAAAGAATTGGTGCATTTTTTTAGTAAATATTTTTGTTTCTTTATGATCTAACTCTTTTGGAATATGAGAAGCTGCATATAATAATTCCAAAGTTCTTTGTCTCAAAATATTATAATTCAAATTAGCAAATCCTTGATTTTTAGCAAGCGCAATGAAATCATTTGAAGCTCTCAAAAATACTTTCACATCCGCAATATCACCATGTGTTCTAATATGCCACGATTTTATAGCTTCACTTGTTAAAGATCCAACATATAATGTTGTTGTCCAAGAATTTGTTTTATAATTGTAAATTTCGCCTCCAATAATAGTAACGATTGATTTACGCAATATTGTATAATATATTTTGTGAATTATGGTTGCAATAATTGGTCCAGATTCTTCAGCGCTTGGAACAAAATGATATTCGCAATCCTCTGGTTCTGCCATAAGTTTCAAAAGTTCCGCATTATGACCAACACCTAATCCAATAAAATAATATGATTTTGATTTATCTACTAATGCAGCTAGAACCGCATTATCACTATTTCCACATGTATCTGATCCATCAGTAACTATTAATTTGTGCGAGTTGCCATCTAGTGCACATAATTTATGTTCTATTAATCCATACTCCAATGATTGTGCGACTCTCAGTTCTTGTTCTTTTGTAAATTCATTCATCGCTAATTTAATATTTGTCATTCCTTGTGGTTGAAGGAATATATCAATCTTTTTATTATTATCAACTATATTTTCAAAGGTTAATGTTGTATAAGGTATTACTTTTTTAATTTTATCATCAAAACCAGTAATACAAAATTCAACTTTTGAACCTGATTCATTATTTTCCGCAATAATAGAACTCACATTTTTCAATACATGATTCATAACTGCTCCTTTAGTCGCAACATTTGTGCTTGAAGCTGGTTCACTCATTGATCCCGAGATATCTGTAACTGCATGAAGATCTATTGGTTCTATTGATTTTTGTATTTCTGACATTTTTAATTTAATTACACCAAATTTATAACGTAAATCTTCAAATAAAACAAAATTATTGGCAGTAGCAGTAAATTCATTAGTAATAGTAGGATCAGTATCATCGACTTTAGCAAAAGTGACTTTATTTGTAGTAATTATATCTTTATCAATTACTACATTAATATTATTTAATAATTGATTACATTCAGTATCCTGAAATTGGACTACAAATGATGCAATAATAGAGGGTGAGTTCGAAGAAGTTGATGTCATTTTGTTATAATACTATTCATTATTTTAATGCATAGCACTTCAATTTTTTTAAAATGATTTAATCAAAATGGCGCAGTTGAATATAATTTATTCATATAGTAAAAAGAATCTGCATCAGATTTAAATGTAGGACCTTGCTCACTACCACCAACACATTTTGGATTTGATATAATTGGTTTTTTTTCTATAGATTCAGTTGTAGATTCAGTTGTATTAGTTTCTGGACCATTTAATAATACACAACATTTGGCAGATTTACAATTTTCATTAGTTAACTGATGACATTTATTATCACTAGACCCATATACATTACAAAAATTTTGTAAAGGCGGAGAAATATCTTTTTGTAATATTTCTTTTGGATATGGGGTAATCACATTAAATATTGTTTCTTTTATATTATCCATAAAAGTTTGATGATTAATAAATCCATCCTTTTGATTTTTATTTGTTAAAAGAGAGAAACTAACTAATCCAAATAATAAAACTAAAAATAATAATATAAATTTATTCATATTCATATATTATATTTATATTTTTACAATATGTTGTCCTTTACTCGTTTTTACTTTTTTATGCATCGTATTTTTTAATTTATGAAAATCTTGATGACATATTTCACATAATGTAATTAAATTTGCACTATGATTTTTATGAAATGTAGTATCCTTAGAAATAATAATATTAGAATCATTAGCTTCTTTTTGATGTTGTAAATGATGTACTTCTGTACCTATTTTTTCATTACACATTTCACATTGTCCAATAATTTTATTCGCATTATAATGAGATTGTTTTCTATCAAGAATACTAGCATATTGTGGATTATATTTAATGCGAATATTATGTGCTAATTCTAAAAAAGTTTCTGGTAAATTTAATGATCTACAAACTTCTAATCCATACATATTATCGCCTGGACCATCTTTTAATTTACGATCATACACTAGTAAATTTTTCACTCTATCAAAAATAACAGACATGTGTTTTAAATGACAGCATTGAATTTCTTCATAATCTATAATTTCATGTAAATGTGTTGCAAATATAAAACTGCATCCGGTTTCATTTAATGTTTTCACTCCAGCAACAAAAATAGATACAGCTGAGATTGATTCAGTTCCCGAACATAATTCATCTCCTAATACTAAACTATTTTTATCTGCTAATCTTAAAATAGTTCTTAATTCACTCATTTCAACTGCAAATGTAGAAAGATTTTTAAATATATTATCATTTCCTAATATACGTGTAAATATATATTTATATGGATAGAATTCAAATGATTCTGCTGGGACATAAAGTCCTGCTTGTGCCATAATCACTGCTATACCAATTGAACGAATAAAACTAGTTTTACCTACTGCATTTGTGCCATATAATAAAGTTCCGTTACCTTGTCCGTTACCTTGTCCGTTACCTTGTCCGTTACCTTGTCCGTTACCTTGTCCGTTACCTTGTCCGTTGCCTTGTCCGTTGCCTTGTCCGTTGCCTTGTCCTAAACTGTGATCACTTTCTCTCTTCTCTCTTTTTTCTTGATATCCTAAAAGAATATCATTACTAACATATAATTCATTTTGTTGTATATGTTCAATCAAACAATGTCTTAACTTTTTTACTTTTACAAAAGAAGAAAGAGAGAAAGAAGATACGGAAGAAATCTCTGGTTTACAATAATTATATTTTCTTGCAATTGTTGCTTTTGCATATACAATATCAATAGCACATATATATTTATTAATTAAATCAAGTTCATTAGAAAACTTATTCATATATTTTATTAAACCTAAATAAACTGCAGTGATCATTTCTTTCATAGTAATTTTAATAGTAGATATATTTTTACATAATTCTTTAATTTGCGGTGAATTGATGGAGTCATTACTAGTTGTTTGTGTTTCAAAAATAATATTTGTAGCAAACTGAAATTGTCTAGGAAGTCCATTTATAGTATATTCAAGTGAAACATTATTACTACCAATTGTAGATAAATATTGTTTTAAAATTTGACATCTTCGTTTTGTAGCAATTAAACTAAAATTATTCTTTTCAGTTTCGTGTATTTTTATAGAATCCATTGCAGTTTTACTTTTTTCCATTTTTGCTATACACTCATTCATATACTGCCGAATAGCCTCCATTTTCTCTCTTGATTCATCTAATAATTTTATTTTCTCATCCAATTCTTCATTAACCCCACTTGTTAAAAACATTGTTTCAAATGAACTAATAGTATCTAATTGTTCACATTCTTCCAATACAAAATTAGTCTCTAAATAATGAATGATTAATTTGCAATATTTATTAATATGCTCTATATTTGGGCAAATAGTTGAAGTCTTTAAGTAGGTTTCTAATATACATTCCGGGGCAGTTTTCTCTCTTATTTCTAATATGGTTTTTAAATTTTTATACAATTGAAAGATTTGTTTTGGTGCGATCCTTTTCAACATTATTTGTCTAACAAATTTCGAAATATCTTTAATAGAATATAGTAATGGTTTTAAATAATCATAGTTTGTATAATGATCTAACACATTAGCTGTAATATCATATTCTTTTTGTAAATATGTTATATCAGTGCACGGATTTAATAAATTATAAGAGAATTGGCGTTTTCCCATTGGAGTTAAACAAATATTTAATAATTTTTCAACAGATGAATAAGGACCTTTATCTTCTAAAGTATCTACAATATTTAATTGTTTTAAAGAATGATTTGCTAAGATTAGACGATCTGAACAATTTTCAAAAATAGGTTCGTGAATATTATTTACCAAATCAGGATTATGTTGAAAAATAAAATCTAAAAGAAAACAAAATGCTTGTGTTGCTATTGTATTTTGATAAAAAATATCATAATCCGCTATTTTAAAAAACTTTTCCAGGACCATGGTTTGATATGTTTGTTTTTCACAATTAGATGCTCTAATATTCATAGGTTTTATAGACGCAGATGAAGATCCAGTATCTAATATATTTATTTTATGTATTGATTTACACTGATCTAAATTTGCATAACTGATTATATCTTTTATTTCTTTTTCCTCAGCAATATTATAAATTAATATGACTTCAGAAGGCAAATAAATAGAGATAAATCGTTCTAATTCATCAAATGTTGTTGGGTTATTAACGTAAATTTCTGAAAATTCAAATATAGATGATTTGCCAGTATATATATCTATATTTGCTAATCCTACATGAACTATTTTATGTTTATGTTTATTTTTATAATTTGTTGAAATATTAATCCATATACAAGTAATATTATTTGTCAATTTAGAATTATTTGAAGAGTCAAGAGAGAAATAAGTTCCTGGCGAATATATTTCTGCCAAATGTCTTGCTTTTGTTTCATCTTGCTCATAAACTATAATTGTATATCCTGCATCTTGTAATTTTTTAATATATTTATCAATCATATAAAGAGAGAACCCTGCCATAATTACTTGATCTGATCCAACAGTTTTTTTATCTCCTATATTTAAATCACAAATTTGGGCAAATTCATAAATTTGTGATTCATCTTTATTTTCTAAGCCATACACTTCAAAAAATGCTCCGACTTGCATTAATAATATTGTTTTATGACCATACTCCAGTTTATATTTTTTTGTAATATCAAAATATTCTTTAACTAGTGCCATTATATTATATTCTTTAATATCTTTATTATCTTTATCTTATATTTTTATAAAATAATCATTTTTTCGTCCTATAAATGTTGATAATATAGTATTTTTAATATTAGCATAAGTGGGTTGTTCTATTAAATGTAATTTATAATAAATAGTTTTTAATATTAGTAATGCAAAAGTTATATAAAAAGGTAATTCTACTTTTGAATTATGCTGATATAATACTAGTTTTTTATTTTTTTCATTATATATAGCAAATTCTATTGGTAAACTTAATTCTTCTGAAATATACATTATTTTATGACCATAAATAACCGCATGATCATTATTATATTTTGAAATAGTTTTTTTAAAATTATAATTTGACCTATCCAAATAATGCGACATTTTTTCAATAGTGCTTGTTTCGTTATCTGTAAAAATATCTACATCTAAATCACTACCATTCATATAATCTGGTCTTTGAATACTCCCATAAAAATATAATGGCTTATCTAAATATTGTTTTAAATTATTTAAAAAGACTTGCACATCTTCTGGTAATTTATTTTTAGTAGTTTCCATATTACAATAACATTTTATTATTCTTATTGCGATTTATTTATTTTATTTATATTATTTATTTATATTATTTATTCTTTGGTATCATTCATAAAATTATGTAACATTGTGTCCTTATTATTATTTGTGACATGCCCTGTCAACATTACAGATTCATACATTTTTCTTAATACTTCATTGGGTGCGCTACTTCCTGATTTTAATAAAAAACGATCTTTTAAAAATTTTTTAATTTCATGAATAGATTTTTTCTTTAATTCTTTTTGTGCAACTATTATTTTTTTACGGGTTTCATTATTTTTAATTAATATGGATACTTTTCTATATATATTTGACTTACCTAAAGTATATTTTCTACGTATTGTTTTTTTTATTAATTTTGGTCTAGGTATTGGTTCTGGTTCTACTAATGTTATTGGTGTTAATATTGATGGTTCTAATGAGTTTGAAATAGTTGATAAAATAGGATCAGAATGATTTGGATATATTTGTTCTTCTAATGATGAATCATCAAACATATAAGGTTGATCTTGCATAGGTAAAGACATAGGTAAAGACATAGGTAAAGACATAGGTAAAGACGTAGGCTTAGGCAAAGACATAGACACCCCTTTATAATGACCCTTTAACAAATTTAATTTTCTCTCTCTTTCAGATAATTCTGGTAAAGCAGGTAAATTTCTTCGGGTAAATTGTCTATATGTAGGTTTAATTCCATTTTTTAAACAACCATATGGCACTTGATTGTCCATCGTATAATTAATTTGTGATAATGTAATAGGAGATGGAGATGTATTAATAGGAAATGAACTAATTAAAGGCGATAAATTAACTGATGGTGTAATTACTTCTTTTAATTCTTGAGGTAATTCTAAATCAACATACACTTGATTTGGATCAATAAGATCATGTTTTTGTCGTATAGTTTTATTTAAATTTTGTTCAACAGTTTTATGTTTTTTAGATAATTGTGATAAATAATTAATTGAATCATTAAATTCATCTGCAAAACTCATTGAACTAGATTGTTTATTATTTATTAGTATTTCAGTTGTTTTATATTTGACATCTTTTCTCTCTTTTACTTCTTTTCTCTCTTTTATTTCCTTTTGTTCATTTTGTTTATGATTTTTAATTCTATTTATCAATTGATTTTTTAATGAATTTTGATTAATTAATAAAGGTCTATTCATTTTTTGCGTTTTATTTTTTGGTTTCATAGAAGATAAAATATTTGGATTATATTGTATTTTTTTAGTTGACATTACTAATATAACATTGAAAACAATTAATATAAATATAACTCATTAAAACTTTCTAAATATTAAACCATTTAAAAATAAATTGAAATAAATAATAGTAAATAGATGGATCTCATAAAAGAAAATAATATGAATACCACCTCGACTTTTGATATTAATGTTATTGCTGCTAATATTGCAGATAATATTGCTGTTGCTAATGCTAATGCGGCTAATGCTAATGCGGTTAATGCTAATGATTTGGAGTCGGATCCATATATTGAAACTCCGTGGAAAATTATACATGCTTACTTTAAAGGTCAGCATTTAGAAAGATTAGTAAGACATCAATTAGAATCATATAATAATTTTGTTTCTTGTCAAATTCAAAAAACAATTGCAATGTTTAATCCTGTTCATATTGCATCTGACCAAGATTTTGATCCAATATCACAAAAATATTCATTAGAATTATTTGTTACATTTGAAAACTTTAATATTTATCGCCCACAAATACACGAAAATAATGGCGCGACAAAATTAATGTTTCCACAAGAAGCCAGATTGAGAAATTTTACATATGCTTCTGCAATGACGATTGATATGAATATTAAATTTATTATTCGTAATGGACCTAATTTAGAAAATATTCAAACTTTATATAAAAATTTACCTCAAATACATATTGGAAAATTACCTATTATGTTGAAATCAAATATTTGCGTTTTAAAACAATATAAACATGTTCAGCATAATAGCACAGGTGAATGCAGTTTTGATGCAGGAGGATATTTTATTATTAATGGGTCCGAGAAAACAGTTTTAGGTCAAGAACGATCCGCTGAAAATAAAGTGCAATGTTTTAATGTATCTAAAAATAATACTAAATATAATTGGTGCGCTGAAGTGAAATCGGTTCCTGATTACAAATGCATTTCGCCAAAACAAATTAATATGTATATTTCTTCTAAAAATAATGGTTTTGGATTTCCAATGGTTCTTCAATTACCTCGTATTAAACAACCAATTCCATTATTTATCGTGTTTCGTGCTCTTGGTGTATTATCTGATAAAGAAATTTGTGAGAAAATTATTCTTGATATTACATCTGTAAAACATCAAGAACTTACTATGGGTTTACAAGCATCTATTATTGAAGCAAATAGTATTATGAACCAAGCAGATGCTATTAAATTTATTACTGCTCACGCAATGTATACTCCAATTAATATGGATAAAGAAACTGGGGCACGGAAAAAATATGAATTTACTCTAGATATATTGTCGAATGATTTATTTCCTCATTGTAACACACCTACTCAAAAATATTATTTTCTTGGATATATGGCAAATAAATTATTGCAAGTCAGTTTTAAATGGACTATTCAAGATGACCGAGATTCTTATCTTAATAAACGCGTTGATTTGACAGGTGTTCTTCTAAATAATTTGTTTCGTAATTATTTAAATAAATTAGTGAAAGATATGGAAAAACAAGTTATCAAAGAAATCAATACTGGATCTTGGAAATCTACTGATGACTATTTGAATATTTTAAACCCTACTAATATTTATAAAATTATTAAATCAACAACTATTGAAAATGGTTTGAAACGAGCGCTTAGCACTGGCGATTTTGGTATTAAAAATATTAATAGTAATAAAGTAGGCGTTGCACAAGTATTGAATCGATTAACCTATATTTCTAGTTTATCTCATGCACGAAGAATTAGCACTCCAACAGATAAAAGTGGCAAATTAATTCCTCCACGTAAATTACACAATACATCATGGGGCTTAACATGTCCTGCGGAAACTCCCGAGGGGGCCTCTGTTGGTATCGTCAAAAATTTGAGTTATATGGCGCATATTACAATTCCTTCTAACATTACACCAGTTTATGAATATATTGCGCCCTATATTTTAAAATTAGAAGATACAAGTGCATTAGAAATGTATGACCGAGTAAAAGTATTTGTAAATGGTGCGTGGATTGGAATAGCAATTGATGCAATTGAATTATATAAAATGTTAAAAGAGAAAAAACGAAAAGGCATTATTAATATTTATACTGCTGTCATATTTGATTTTAAACAGAATGAAATTCGGGTATGCAATGATGGCGGCAGATTAACACGCCCTCTACTTCGTGTATCTGATTCTAATGAATTAATAATTACTAAGCCTGTTATTGATGATATTCATAATAATATTTTGAATTGGGATGATCTATTAACTGATTGTAGAATACCAACTTCTGTTCTTGAATATATTGATGCTGAAGAACAAGCGTGGTATATGATTGCAGTTCATCCTCGGGATTTAAAAGCAGTGACTATTGATGATAAAATTTATAAATATACTCATTGCGAAATTCATCCAAGCACAATGTTTGGTGTGGCAGCCTCTTGCATTCCATTTCCAGAACATAATCAATCGCCTAGAAACACTTACCAATGTTTAGATCAAAATGAATTGGTTTGGTTAGCTGATGGTTCCAAAAAAAGAATTGCTGATGTAATAATAGGTGATATAGTTTTAACAGTTCATCCGAAAACATTTGCTATTACAGAAACTAAAGTGATAGGTCAATTTGTAAGACCATCTACGAATCAAATGTGGAAATTAATTGCTAAAGATAAAAGAGGATTTAACCCTGAAATTATAGCAACAGATGACCATAACTTTATGACGAATAAAGGGTGGGCAACTGTAAATAAAATTATATGTTTTCGATTAGATGTTGCACTATTTAATAATTTAACTGGTCAAATTGAGTTCATACCAGTTCGTCATGAAATGATGTCTGAATGTTTAGTTTCATGTATTGAAGTCGAAAGTGAAAATCATTCATTTATTGCCGGTACTGGTTCTGAAAAAATGGGATTTTTAAGCAGCAATTGTGCTATGAGTAAACAAGCAATGGGAGTATACGCTACAAATTTTGAAGAGCGTATGGATAAAACTGCCTATGTATTAAATTATCCAACTCGACCACTAGTCGATACCCGTATTATGAATATGTTGGAACTATTAAAAATTCCGTCTGGATCTAATGTGATTGTTGCAATTATGACTCATACTGGATATAATCAAGAAGATTCCCTATTGTTTAATAAAGGATCAGTAGATCGTGGTCTATTTCAAGCAACTATTTATCATACTGAGCGTGATGAAGATAAACAAAATATTAATGGAGATGAAGAAATTCGGTGCAAACCTGATCCAACAAAAACAAAAGGAATGAAATTTGGTAATTATGGAAAAGTGACGAATAAAGGGCTTGTTCCAGAAAATACTTTGATTGAAAATCGGGATGTCATTATTGCGAAAATTACTCCTATTAAAGAAAATCGTAATGATCATACAAAATTAATTAAATATGAAGATCAAAGTCATATTCATAGAACAACAGAAGAAACTTATTTGGATAAGAATTATGTAGACAGAAATGGTGATGGATACAATTTTGCAAAAGTGCGGCTTCGTAATGTGCGAAAACCTGTGATCGGGGATAAGTTTAGTTCAAGACACGGGCAGAAAGGAACTATTGGTAATATTATTCCAGAATGCGATATGCCATTTACTGCTGCAGGGGTTAGACCAGATATTATTATTAATCCACATGCAATTCCATCTCGTATGACAATTGGACAATTGAAAGAAACATTATTGGGAAAAGTATTAATTAATTTGGGTCTTTTTGGTGATGGAACTTCTTTTGGAGAATATGATGTTAATACTATTCGCAATGAGTTATCCAATATTGGATTTGAATCGAATGGAAATGAAATTATGTACAATGCACTTACTGGTGAGCAGCTAGAAGGCAGCGTCTTTATTGGTCCGGTCTTTTATCAGCGTTTGAAACATATGGTTACTGATAAACAACATTCCCGATCGATTGGTCCTATGGTCAATTTAACAAGACAACCAGCAGAAGGTCGTAGCAGGGATGGTGGTCTGCGCTTTGGAGAAATGGAAAGGGATTGTTTTTTGGAAGGGTCCCCCCTTGCTCTTTCTTGTGGAATTTCAATAAAAATCGAAACGATGGAAAAATGTGATTCTGAAGTTTTGGGATGGTCTGATAAATTAAATGGATTAGTGAAATCAAAACAGAGTGATTTTATGTATAAAGGAGAAAGAGATTGTGTTGAAATAACTTTAGAAGATGGACGAAAAATGAGTTGCACTCCAGATCATCCAATATTGACATCTGATAAACAATGGACTAAAGCAAAAGATTTAGTAGTTGGTGAAAGCAAAGTAAAAGTTTCTGTAACTTATCCATTAGTAGATTTACAAGAAGAAGTTAATGAATGTGCTGGATGGTCATTACAAGTTGGTTCATTATTATTAAAAACGGATACACCTGAAGAATTAATGAAAACAATGGCATTTGCAAGAATTCTGAGTTATTTAATAACTGATGGTTCTATTTCATTTAATAAATTAAAAAATAGAATAAATGGATCTATATTTTTAGGGCATATGTTAGATGTAGAATCAGTATTAAATGATTTAAGACTATTTTGTGAAACTAAACAAACACAATTTATTAGTACTAATTATTATTTAGTTCATATTCCAAATATATTTATGAGAAATATTATTCAACTTTCTGGAATATTAAAAGGAAGACGAGTAAATCAACCAGGACAATTACCTGATTTTATTATGGATGAATCATGTCCACGACCAATTATTCGTGAGTTTTTAGGAGGATTATTTGGAGCAGATGGTCATACATGTTATTTAGGAATGCATAGAGAAAAGCGTGACCTTTTAACTTCTGTATCATTTAGTCAATCAAAACAAATACAACATTTAGATTCGCTTCAACAAATGATGGAAAATATTAAAATGTTACTTGGAAAATGTGGAATTCATAAAATAACTTTACAAAATTTTAAGGAAAACTCTTTTTCGAAAAAGAAAAATAGTATTGATGAAACTCGTAGTTATCAAATGACTTTACATTTAGATATCTCAGAACTAATATCATTCTCTGAAAAAATTGGATTTAGACATTGCTGTCATAAATCACAAAGATTAGAAGCTGGAGTATCTTATAAAAGGTTAAGAACTGAAGTGACTAGACAACATAATTGGTTAGTAAATCGGGTTGATGAAATTACAAAGTTTAAAGAAATTAAAAGTCAGTTTCCGACTAAAATAGTTCCGACTAAAAAAGCAATAGTACAAGCAGTTGAAGAATTAAAAATGAAAGAAGCATTACTTCACGAATATGCAATCCCATCAACTCACGATATTACAGATCATTTAATTAAAGGAACTGAATTTGGAAAGTTTACAGCAACTGGATTTCCAAATGCAGAAGAATTTTTAAAAAATGTAGGAGCGTTTGAATGGTTTATGGAAGAACCTGTTAAAATTAATGTAGATGAAATAGTTGAAGAGGAAGAAAACATAGAAGATGAAGAAGAAGAATCTGAAATAATAGATAAATATTACATAACCTATGGAGTTAAACGATCAAATAATTCATTACCTACAATGGATTTTAAAGTAATGTCTGTTTTACCAATTGGAAAACATAAAGTATATGATATTCAAGTAGATGATACACATTCTTTCTTAGTAAATGGATTAGTAGCACATAATTGCATGATCTCACATGGAGCCGCCAGATTTACCAGAAGTCGTATGTATGAAGCATCAGATAAATATCAAGTATATACATGCAAAAAATGTGGTCTTATTGCTTCTTATAATGATGAACTACATATCCATCATTGTAAGACTTGTGATAATCGAACAGATTTCGCCTATGTTGAAATTCCATATGCGTGCAAATTATTATTTCAAGAATTAATTACAATGAATATTGCACCGAGGATGATCACATCCACCTTTTAAGCAATTGCGCTTGCAGTCGCCATACCAAATTGATTAAACCGAGTAAAGCAAATATGGAACACAATAAACATCTAAAATAAGGGTAATAATATTACTATTTGTAGATAAAGTAGATAAATAAGTAGCAATTAATACTGTAAAAATAATCATTAAGGCGTCAGCCAATAATATATTTAACCCTTTTTCTTTTGCATAATCTTTAAAAGTATCTAACATTCGACTTTTACCTCGTGGAATTATATTAAAAAGATACGCAAAAGATAAGTCGTGGCAAATTTGAACAATAACTGCAATAATTATAAATAATCCTAAAGAATAACTTGAAAACAAATAAAGATAAATGAATTGTGCTATAATTATACCAATTACTAATATTAATACATCAGCAATAACTGCGGATAAATTATATTTTCTATACCATTGTTTTAATGCATTAGATTTAATATATCCTTCAATTAATAAAAATATTACTGTCAAATCAGTAATAATAGCAGCATTTAATATATTTAAATAATTAAGATTCATTCTCTCTTATATTATATTCTCATTTTTTATTTTTTATTTTTTATTTTTTTTATACAATCATCAAATAATCCTGGAATAAACTTGCCATTTTTAATTAGTTTAATATGACTCGGACATAGTTGTTTTTTAACAGTTCCATTATGTTTTCCGTGTTTAAAATGACTTACACTTTTATATCCCTTCCCATTTTTAACAAAAACTTTACGCACAGTTTTTTTTCCATTTATATTAGATTCTTCGTGAAATTTTTTGATATGCATAATATATAATGGCGGATATTATATTAATTCATTTATTTCATATTATAATTGTGGGTAGTTTATTTTTATATGTAGGTATAAAGAGAGAAAAAATACCTCAAATGATGTATCCATTTTTACTAGGTTTAGGTATTTTTATTATTTTATATCATAGTTATAAAGCATCAATCAGTAAAACCCCTTGGATAAATTATATTCATATTTTTTTAATTGGTCCATTACTTATTTACATCGGTTATATGAATAAAGAAACAAGTCGTAAATATTATGAAATATTATTAATGTTTGGATTTGCCTCAATAGGATATCATGGATATTATATGATTAAAGGCGATCATTAAGTATTTACATTTTTTAATCATTTTACACTTTTTCTTATTTCAAACATTTATTTTTGGTGTTTTTGAATGTCTTGTCTCTCTTGATTTATTTGCCAAAATAAATGCTTTTTTTTTATGATTGCAACCTTTTTCAATTATATCATAATCAACTGCCGCTGCTTTTCCGGAAGTTAATGAACTGGCTAATCGCGCTAATCCCCACGATTGCGGTGTTTGATTCGGTCTTGATCCAGATGAATAATATGCTCCTTCACCTTTTTTTACAATTTGTTGTAATGCGGATATTTTGCATCCAGTTTTCTGCGCTAATTCTTTATTAGGAGTTATATTTTGAATATTATATATTTTACGAGCATTCAATATATGATTTGATTTTTTATTTTTATAAGAGGAAACCTGTTTGCGTGTATAGTATTTATGGTTTTTATATAGTTTTTTTGATTTTATTAACATTTTAAGTTGTTTTTGTTTATCTTTTTTTGTTAATTTTTTTGGTATATATCTAATTGGAAATTTCATTTATTATATATTTATAAATTAAAATAAAACATATAGATAATATAAAATGTCTTCTAAAAAAAGAAAAATAGAACCGACACAAATAGGACCGACACAAATAGGACCGACACAAATAAAACTGGAGGAAGCATTACTTGAAAAAATACAATCAGAATATGGGAATATGATGAGTCAAATGCATGTTTGTTGTTGTTCAATATATGCACACGGATTATACAATAAAAAATTTAATAAGTATATTAATCAAGTACAAGCAGAAGAGCGCGCAATTTTTTATTCGTTAATTTTACCAGGAATGTGTAATTTTAAAAGACCTGTTGATGAATATTATGAAATAGCCACATTACGAAAAAAAGCAACACTATTTATAAATTTATTTATATTAAAACATCGAATATATATTCAGCCAAAAGATTTTAGTATTGCAAATGATGGGGAAAATGAATGGAATGAATTTGCTAAAATTTTATTAACTCCTGTATGCGATGTAGAAATAAAAGAGTTCTATGAATCTATTAGAGATACGACAGATTTAACAATAAATGATGTTATTACCGAACATGAACGTGTCGGCGATAAAAGTATAGAACTAATTAAAACAAATATTGCTAGTTGGTTTAATAAAACTGCTAAAAGAAATCACATACTTAGACAACCTTTAGATAATGATGTAAATGAATTTAATATATCTGTTTTAGGAAACCTTGATTGGTTTAAAAAAACTAAAGATGTAGCAGCATCTTCTGCAGAAAGTATTGATTTTTCTGGTATATTCCCAGTATTTACAAATAAAAACATTAAAATAACTGGGTATAATTATAATTTGGTTTCCATGAATAATATTTTAGATTTTGCTATTGAATGTGCCGAGTTTAAAATCGATGAAGATTATAATGAACTTGATCTTAGAAATATTAGAAATACTTTAGAAAGGTGTGTATTATTATTAATGGAACATATCAATAATTATATTATTGAACCTAAAAAGCAAAGGTCAACTGAGGACAATGAAACAGAAGTAATAATAGAAAAAAAAGAACCAGAAGAAGAAGAAGAAGAACCAGAAGATTTTTGGATTAAACGAATTTCAAATCAAGGAATTATATATTTAATATGGCTTATATTTAATATTCGTAACATAGAATTAATATATGAATGTATATCTTATGATTTTAATTTTTTTAATACTCATTTATTTATGCGATGTAATAATGTAAGATGTATTATAATATCAAATGCGTGTAGACAAAAATCAAACAGTAATTATACTGAAAGTTTACAATTAGCAAAAGAAACTCGTGAGTTTTCAACTCAAAATGAGGGTCGAGAGGAACATTTTTTAAAACTGATTAGACCCGAAACTCTCGAAGATAAATTATGTGAAATTAATGATCTGGTTGATAACCCCACGCTTAGAAAACAGATACCCGGCTCGAAAAAGAAAAAGAAACCAGTATCAGTAAGGGGATGGGGAATAAACCAAACTAATAAAAATAAAAAGGGTAGAATAAGAACAAGAATAAGAACTAGAATAAAAAGAAAAATTAAAAATAAAACAATGAAAAAATTAAGAAAAATTAAAAACAATGAAGAAATTAAAATAAAAGATGTATAAAGCGATCACTAACTAGTTATTTTTCACTAACTAGTTATTTTTCACTTAGCAATTTACGCGTAACTGCAGTTTTCACACTCTCCAAAGCACCTTCACTCCAACCTTGATGACGACTTACAACTTCACCTACAACTAATAATCCCGATTCAGGATGTTGTATTTGATACATAAAATCTTCTCTCTTTTTATAAGATGAACCAGGTTCATAATAATGTGTTCCAACTGGCCAGTAATAATCTTTAATTGCAATGATATGCAATTGCCCCGCCAAAATACCAATAGATTCTTCAACTAATCTAGCAAAAAAATCACAATTCTTCTCTGTATTTTTTAAATTATTTTTAAGACTGATTGCACTTTCATTATCACTATATGCAATCATATAGACTCCTTTACTAGAGTCCATTGGTGTTATTTTTTGTAATGGTCCAGGTACAATTGTATATCCTTTTATATATTTATTTAAAATAAGCATTGATTGCTTTGAAAATTTTGCATATACTCTTAAAAAAGTTTGACCATGTATTTCTTTATATATAGATTTATTTGGTAACAAAGTTTGAATTCCTGTAATGGTAGTTGCTAGAATAACTTTTTGACTAATAAAAGATTTACCCGTTTCTGTAGTTATTTTAAATAACGCATTTTCTCTCTTTTCAATACTTGTAACATTATTAGAAAACTTAAAATGGTGTGATCCAATTTGATTATAAAGAGTTAACACTAGTTGTTTCCAAGGAACATCTATGATAGTTGACCGTGTCGAATTGTCATCCATACCATAATTATATAATGTTTCATATACATCTTCTTGTTCATAATCAGTATATCCTACACATGTTAAAAAATCATTATATAATTTACGATCTAATAAAGGTTTTGCAAATTGTTTAAAAGTAATATTTGGTCTTCCTTGTTTAATATACTCCGCTCTCAAAAAATCCATTATTTTATTTACATCAACCGGGTCTTTAATAGTAGATGCATAATAAGGAACAAATTTGGATTCATGAACCGGAATACTAAGCGATCGCATTAATTGGATCAATAATTTATCTTTTTGTTTTCTTCCAAACCACGCGCCAGTAACAATTTCAGTTCCATAAAAATATTCATTACTCATTCTACCTCCTATCCAATGTTTTTTATGTTTTTCTAAAATAAGAATACGCAAATTGGGTGCCATTTTTTGAATAGTATAAGCACTATATAATCCTGCTATTCCAGATCCAATTATAATTACATCATATTTATTTGTCATATATTATGAAGAGAGAAAAGGTTTAAATATAATTTACTTAATAGTATAATGGCACAATCAATAGTTACTGGTGAATTTGAATATGTAAAAGATGAATCAACACGACTATTGTTAGTAAATGCATATTTAGGTATTACTTTGGCAGAAGGGTGGACCTTTATAAAACAACCTATACAAAGTTTTATGTTTTCAAATGATCCAAAAATGGATGAAATTAAAGAGAAAATGTTCCAGTTACCAAATGGCGATCTTCATTCAGGAGCATCGTTTGGCGGTGTAATGAGAGAAATGCAATTACTGGCTATTAAAGGTGAAGAGGCGCATAAACAAATTTATACATCTAAAATATGACGACTGTCTCTAGCGTAATTGCATATTTATTTTAATAAATAAATAGATATAACTGCACAAATAATTCCTGCAATTTTTCTGTAATTTACTATAAATGTTTTATCAACAAACAGTCCATATAATACTAATAATAATATAGAACTAATCTTTAATAAAGTATACATAACAACACCATCACCAATTAACATAACTTGATAATAAATATAAACTAATGTAACATTTGCAAGTATAGCAACTATTAATAAATAATATTGTTTTTTTTTGTCTTTAGCATCTAAATTTAAATACTTTTGAATACATTTAATTGGAAG